GCTAAAGCGGGAATGTAGGACCAAACACACCATAACCGGAGAGAACATAGTATGTCAAAAGGACGGAGAATTATCGATGCGATCATTCTGAATAGCCATCCCGTGGAGAATCACTGCCCTATGGGAGGCGTGCACGTCTACATCTACGATCTCATCCGTCGGTATTCTGTGCCCAGATTGTTGTGCGGGAAGTGCCTTAAGGGTTACACTGGAGAGGTACGCTGATGACTATCCAACTGGCCCCGGGCTACTGGGAGGCGGTCGAACGAGGTATTGAAATCCAACTCAAGAACTATGTCTTACATCCCAATGTTAGGATGTATGAGACTTGGTTGTTCGAGAGCCTAAGCAACGCCATCGAGGAGCTGGCTTTCTTCCTTAAAGACGACCGATTTATAATGGTCGCGAGCGCTGCCGTGCAGCTAGGTTTCCAGCGCTTCCCCGCTATCGCACGAGGGATTGCGACTGCGGATGAGTTTCCAGTCACAGAGTGTGCTAAGCTCTGGGCCGAGTCGCTTCGCCTGCTATTCGAGAAATGGCAGAAGCAATATCCCAGCGGGGCGCATTAGCCATGGAGATGACACGCTACGTCGTCATTCTTTCTCACTGCAGCGAGATCCTCTGCGTTGAGATGAAATCTCGCACGCACGCCAAAGTCGTCGTTTTAATGGCCCTCGATACGATGAGGCTCACAATAACACAGCGTAAGTATGAAGCGGAAGTGCGTCGCCATGTTAGGACAGCCCCGACGGAAGGGGAGTCCTACAAGACGCTTGAAGGATTGGGACGCCCTCCGGTCAAGCACGAGCTAGACCTATTCGAAGACAAACTCGACGAACTCCTTTCCCTATTCGATGAAGAGGAGAGCTGACATCGTGGTTATAGTACTAGCGCCTAGCGGCTCTGGCAAGTCCTATGCCGCAGAGAAGTATCCTAATTCTTTTGTCGACGGGGATGTAGTCGTCGCTTCGACAGTGGGCTGGCCTCCTGGAAAGTGGTGGGAACTACCCAACGCTATGGAGACGAAGATAAAGACTTGGTCTGCTTTGTATAAATGGACCACTCAATTCAAGGAGGACCCGCGCACTGTTCTTTTTAACGTTGACCCTTCCGTCGTCGATCCATCGGTTATCAGCGGTATTTGGATCCCTAACGAGCATATCGCGCTCAGAAATCTCCGCTACCGATGGGAGAAGCACAATAGCTCGAAGAACCCGCAGCCTACCGACCTGGAGACATTCAGGCGCAGCGCACGTAGATATAGGTCCTGGTCCGCAGAGTGGGGCATTCCCATCTATGGCGGGGAGACTCCTCCGCGACCTCCAGAACGGGCGTCTAGCTTAAAGGACTAGAGCACAGCTGCGACTGAAGATGCCGGTTCGAGCCCGGCGACGCCCGCGCCCCTACAAAGGAATATAAATGGCAAACTTCATTTTGGTTCGTGATCCCGCAGGACGGGAAAAGGCTACTAAAGCTTACCCGAATGACTTCATCGACGGAGGGACGACCTATGACACTGGCGCTGGAGCTGAGAGGATAAAGCAGCTCCGCGAGGAGGCCGAAAAACGGAAGGCAGGCGGAGACACCAGAGCCATTCTAGTCGACACTGGACCCGAACTCTTCTCCCCGGGAGAGGTACTTCTCGTCTGGAGCCCTACCGAGATAGGGCCGAAGGACAAGGACTGGGCCGCTCAATCTGGCGTGAAAACGCTAACTTCGAAGGCGTTGCTGCCAAGCGACGTATACTAATGGGACAGCACCGACAGGACGCGATGAAGTTGATGCCGATGTTCTATCTGAGCTATCTTGGCTCACTCGAACAAGGAAAGGAGAGGCTAAAAGAACGGGTAGGAGAATTGTTACCCAGGAAGAAGTTTCGCGAAGCCTTGGAAGCTGGTGCACTCATCGGCCGCATCGATGTAGCGCGCCGTTTCCTCCTTTATAAAGTTCGCCACCACAGGAGAGGCTAATGGATTGGCTTAAAATATTCGTCGCCATAGCGTCAGGACTTGCTTCCACCACCGTCGGAGTCCTTCACGCGACAGGAGCAGACAAGCACAAGACCATCGCCGGCCAGATCGCTGGTGGCTTGGGCATCGCCGCAGCTGCCGCCCAGGCTACTCATGACGCGTTGACACCCACCCCAAGTCAGACGGACGTTCCAAACCCCCCTCCTCTTACTGCCGGGAACGTCCCATGAGGAAGCGCCTCATTAGATCGGATCTTCCTCCACCTTCGACGCCACGTCACGTCATGCGCCAGATCGCAGACGCGATGGATCGCAACCAGATGGAGGAGCTCGAAGAGCAGCAGGATGAAGGAAAGGATACTCATCCTGCTATAGCAGAGGTCGCCCCTGAAACGAAGAAGCCGGGCGAGCTCCTCGATCAGATGCCCCCGATATCTGGGCGCCTACGGGGCCGCAGACGCAAGCTCCCAGACCCGATCGCGGATCGCACTCATATCAAAGGAAAAGATGAGTGACAAGTACGTGGAGCCATTCACGTACCTGAGAAAAGACAGGGAGACGGATCGGCTCCGGAGGTATTATTCAGTTCCAGCCACACCGAGGAAACTGATGCTACTTCCGGGCCGCTCCAACTCCTCTGTTGAGTACCTTAGGTTCGTGAGCGCGCTGCGAAAGCGCCTAGAGGAGGTCTTCCCTCAATCAACTGCATATGCGGCAGGATTTAAGATGCCAGGAATATCGGATGACTGGACCAAAATGTCATCGATTCAGGGCATCATGCCTACCCCAGCGGGTACACCTCCTTACGATGTTACCCTGCTAATGAAGGAGCGGTTCGAATCATCGAAGAACCCTCTGCATCAGGCGTATGCACTCGGCGGCCTCCGTATGGACGGAGAGTCGACATCAAGACCTTTCGAACTACTCCCTTCGACCAAAGCTCTGGTCAAGCTTATCACAAAAATGATAATTGGAAAAGGGGAGCCAGGATCTATTCCAGTTAAGGAGTCGGTATCGACTGGACTTCCTGGAATGGACAAAGATCTGGTGATGAAGAAGAAATGGGGCGACCAATGGTGTGATCCAGCTTGGGCCTCGTCTATTCTCAAGCTCGTAAAGCAAGGCAATCTACGCCGGCTTTATGACACTCATGATGTCATGCTAGCCTACACTCAAGGTTATCGGACTCAGCCAGATCGTCTAGTCGAAGAAAAAGGGAAGATGGTGCCGAAGGAGCGCCTAGTCTACGATTGGATGGGAAATTGGGTTACGGCGGACAGATCCCTTCCCGTGGACTGGCTCATCAAACACTCCGAAGGAGCCTCCGAGTCGGCTGTGAGAACAGCAATTGCGGACATGTTCTGCTGCCGCTCCCGTCAGATCTCCATCTCCCCTTACAGGGCCACGTTCCCCTTAAGGCTCGTAGCCCACTCCGTCCACAACTACATGATGATGATGTGGAGGTGGCTGTTCTACCACCCGGATCCAACTTCGTTGAATAACAAACTGGCCGGGGTGAAGCACATCAGATTGGTCGATGTCGAGAACCACGACCAGTCGATCAACCAGTATATCCTCCAATGCTTAATTGAGCGGCTTGGCGAGCTCTTCAGCCCGGAGGTCGTTAAGTTAATCCAGTTGATGTACCACGCCCCCAGTCTCGTACGGAACGACCATCGATTCGAATCAGGCGCGAGCTGGCGGGGCAATCCCTTCGACGAAGATCTATTCAAAGCGGTATTTGTCAACCCCTCTGGTGATCCGGGAACCGCCAATTTGGCTAAACTCCCAGCTATCATCTACGCGGTCTATCTTTTCATTAAAGCCGGAAAGATCCGCGCGGATGAATCTGACATAACGAAGTTACTTAACGGTACCTTCGATTATGGCTTCTTCGATACGGGCGATAATCTCTTGTTCTATGACAGAGATGAGGCGTCCTTCCTACGCGAAGAAAAGTGGGACTCCCCTCTTTACTTCGCAAAGTTCTCTCCTTCTCCCAGCTTTCTTGGGTTTGTTCCTATTCAGGATACTCCAGGCGGCCGGGTTACTTTCACGATGAACCTTCAATCCTTCATCCTCAACTTCTTTTTCGCCGATAAGGGAGTTGAATCTCCCGATCGCAGATACTGGGCTTTCGGCTGGTTTGAAAGAAAAGAGGCCTACCGGTTGAACCCTGCGCTCAAGGAGATGGACAAGGAGGTACAGGATGTAGCAAGGAGAACGCTCTCAGTGAGTATCGACAGTCTTGCGGAAGTAGCCTTCCACTCTCCAACGCAATTGAAAGGACTTAACGCCGCCGAAGTAGAGTTCATCACTAACCAGGATGTTATCTACTATAAATATGGAAGCGAGGACATTCGCCCGGAATTGCTCGAGAGGTATTTCCTGACTTACCATCAGACACGGACGTCGGAGCTCTGGAAAGTGATCGCAGGTGGATAGATGATACTCGAAGACACGTTCGCCTTCGTCCTCACTCACGAATCACGCGCGTGGGTACGCGGGAGGCAGATCAGGGGAGTGCTACCGGACCAGACTGGGCTTTATGGCGTTGGCCTACCTGACACTGTAACCCATTACCCGAACGGGTGGAAGAGGGTAGTGGGCGCGCCCGCTGGCCCTGAGACTCAGAACGAAAAGGCCGATCCCACCGACGAAAGGCCTGATCTCGGTCCCCCAGTGTTTTACCCTCGCTCAGCATACGGGGCCAAGGAGGCGGATGAGCTACTCGAAACCCCACTACACCTCTCTCCAAGCGAGAAGGAAGTGAAGCTGATTCAACCTGGCCTCTATATCATGCTCGGGGGCGCCGCCTCAGGCAAGACCATCTTTCTTCCCCCTCTGGCTAAGCACTTCGAAAGCCAGAAGGTTGGGGTGAGGAGATACATCATCGGCGAACCAGTCCCTGGTCGTACCCCTGGCGGGGCACAGGGCCTGAGTTTTATCATCGACGACTTTCTCAGGAGTGCATCTCAGGTGCTGATGATCGATTCGCTCAAGCCACTCCTCAACACGGGAGGGAACGCCACAGCGGGAGGTATTCCGAGGGAGTTCTTCTCTATAATCGACGGTATCGACAGCGCCTTCGCCGCGATGGGTAAGCTCATCATTGCGAGCGTCAACCCGCTTGTCGCTACTCCAGAGGAGGCGAATCTTCG